ACAGGAAAAAGTAAGACCATCGTAGGTGAAATTCCTACTATTGATTTTACATTTTTTCTTATTTTTTTGCCCTGTAAAATGGGCGTTTGAAATGAGAAAAGGTGTAAAATATACAACTCATAAATGTGTTTTGTCTCATTTTTCTTTTCGGTCGGTGTATTATTCTTCTTTTCACTTATGCTTCACGATAAATTAAATAATCTATATTGTATTTGGATTCATTGTATTTTATCTGCGAAGTAAACATGATATTTGCACTTTTGCACAACTGTCGCAAAATATTCGTAAAAGAATTATACGTCAATTTACGGGTCAAATAGAACTGTTTTGATACGTGATAATGATTTATGATTGCTTGGGAAAAGGGTTCAAACAAATGATAAAAAGTCATTTTGCGAAAAGCATTCATATCAAATAAATAATATTTATCCGTTTTAAGACATATTTTATCTAATAAATCAAACATTATTTGATTTGGTATAGATGTTTTAAAAATCTGCTTCAACATATTATATAATTTTAGGGACCTACTATAATATATAGATATCAAAAAAAACTATATATCATTTTGCATGTAGAAAATCTAGATTTCTAGTAAATAGTGCGAGTTCAATCACATTTTCATGAATATTGTGAAAAATGGTAATATATTTGCATAAAAAAGGTATAATCCGGTATTTTTCGTCTTCTACCAATAAATTGGTTTGCTTCACGAATGTGAAAAAATAATCAAAAATATCAATTACTGAATACCCGTAATCGTGGATATCATACAGGATTTTGATTGCGTCGGCCAATTCACCTTTTTTAAGATGCCCAAGATAGTCTTCAAACCGTTTAAATGAAATGTCGGAACATACATTTTTACAAATGTCTAAAGTAATTGAATAACCCAAAATATGAATCTTCTCTAAATTATTGATAATGGTCCGTATAGAATGATTACTAAATTGAAGCAAATACTCCTTGGACTCTTCGTCTATGACTATGCATTCATCACACACTATTTTGTCCATAATAGATTTGATTTGCGGTTTGGTCGGAATCTCCACCCGGATAATATGCACTCGTGATTGGATACTCTCAATGACTTTTTGTATATTGGAACATACCGATATGAAATGCACATTGTGTTTGTATTTATCTATATAATTGCGGAAAACTTGTTGACTCTGTTCATTGATTAAATCTATATCGTCAATGATAATCATTTTCTTCTTACCATATATCGTGCTATGGGATTGACTAAATGTTTTCATTTCGGTGCGATAATGATTTATGCCTTGTTCTTTCAAATTATTGATGAGCAGAATATTGTGTTCGGGAATGGACTGCGTTTTCGTTAAGCCATAATATTCGCGTATAATGGCGTATAAGAGTGTCGTTTTTCCGGAACATGGATTGCCTATAAATAGAATGTTCAAATCATCAATACTTAATAGGGTTTTTAAGACGGATTTGAATTTAGCATCTGCACAAAATTCGTCAATATAATAGGGTTTGTATTTGGATATGAAAGGTTGGTCCATTTGCCGAGATTTTACCAAGGGTGTAATAGTATTATTATGTAAATTTTTATATAGTTTCTTGGTGAAATGCACATATTGTTGTATATCGCTCCAAGTATTACACGTGTATTTACAAAACTACACTTGTAATATGCTCACGATAAAAATAATAAAATATGCAAAATATGTAAACAATGAATATCATCTATTTCCTATTACACAGATTCTTTTTAGAAGAATCTTGGAACTCAGGCTTCATGATAATGACTAGTTTCATCCTAAATATTCTGCAAACAAATGGAATATCTTATATTACGGCAACTATAATAGATTCTATACAGAAATCAGACATCAAAAACGTCGACATATTTTTCAAATACTTTATAGCAATTTCCGTTTTTTACGTTATATTATATCATTGGTATAAGCATTTCCAGACCAAACTATTGACGAAATTGAGGCAATGGATGCGGCATCAGTTAATCCGTCTATTATTATTAGTGAATAACGAGAACTTCAGCGAGATGAATTTCACTAAATTGAGTTCGCCGATTAATCGTGTATCTTCGGTATGTTTCATGGTATTTACCGATTTGATAAATTATATATTACCGAATCTAACATTTTTGCTAATTGTATCCGCCTATTTTCTGTATCAAAACGTCGCATTTGGTTCAGCATTTATTATAGGAAATCTTGGACTAATCGGATATTTAAATTGGAATTGGTCCGCCATTTTGGAACATAATGATGCTTATGAAACGCATGTGAATGATACCGAGGCTTATTTAGTAGATATTTTGAATAATATAGATAAAATCATATATCGGGGACAAACTTCCCAAGAAATCGCCATTTTCTCAAATAAGACAGATGATTGCGTGAATTCGGCCTTTACATTTTATTCAAGTACTAATTATCACGGCACGGTGATGAATTGTATCGTATTTGCGATTATATTTATCTTGGTCGGGCTATTAATTCGCCTTTATTTTGATAAGAAAATCGGCCTAACTATTTTCATTACTTTTTTCACGATTATATTGTTATATCGTGATAAAATGATGGTAATGATACAACAGATTCCCGATTTTATAGAATTCTTGGGACGGTCCGATTCTGTATTGAAACATTTCAAAAATATAGAAGATATCGGTGATTTGATTGATGACCAAAAATATATACCCGCTTCCTTAGAATTCGCACGCATACGATTTGAAAATGTATCTTTCACATATAAGACGAGCGATGTCCCAGTATTTGATAATAAAACGATTGATTTAGATATTCGCAATAAAATCATAGGTATTACGGGTCTATCGGGAAAAGGCAAATCGTCTTTCGCCAAATTGATTTTAAAAATGTATAAATGTTCTGGAGGTGCGATTTACATTGATGACCAAGATATTGCTAATATAGATGCGAATTATATTAGGCAAAATATAACATATGTGAATCAAACAAGCAAACTATTTGATAAGAAAATCGTGGAGAATATGATGTATGGATGTAATGAGGTCAATATTTGCGAAGAACATTTGACTGAAATCATGCGATTTCCCAAGATTGGCGAATTATATAAAAATCTGGATATCCATTCTAAACAATCGGGGGCATTGGGCGAGAATCTGTCGGGTGGTCAGCGACAAGTAGTCAATATCATTGGTGGGTTAATTAACCCGAGTAAAATCTTGATATTAGATGAACCGACGAATGCTTTAGACCAAGATTTGAAACAGGAAATCTTGGGAATAATCGTGCGATTCCGCAAATATAAACAATGTATTATAATTATCACACATGACCAAGATGTATATTCACTCTTTGATGAAACGGTGGAAATATGATTATTTTTAGCGAGTTAGTTGGAGGCAAGGCCCCGACGGGAGCTGAGGTAGAGTGGGTGAAAGAGGAAAGTTACTTTTTCCGACTATCTGCATGGACCGAAAAGCTACTTGCATTTTACGACGCCAACCCCGACTTTATTCTTCCCAAAGGCAAGCGGAATGAAGTGTTCGCCTTTGTCGGTCAAAATGACGGACTCAAGGACATTTCCGTATCTCGCAATTATTTTGTAGATTTGTAGTTACAAATGTAAAATCTGTGAATAATAATATCGCATGAAATATTAGAAAATCCAAGAATTCCAAGAATTCCAAGAAAATGAAAATCTTATATCAAATATTGGAGAACTTTGCATCAAATGAAAAAATCAACATTATTATTCTTATTATATTAAGTTTGACGTTAACCGCATTCCAAACAAACGGAATATCGTTTGTGACTGCGAATATTATAGAAGCCATAGAACACGGCAATGCTAAATTGAGTTATACATTTTACAAATATTTCATAGGGATATCCTTGGTATATGTAGTATTATATTACGCATATAAACTAATGCAAAATACGATAATAGTAAAAATGACTCAATATATAAGATATAGATTATTTGAAACTATATTATTATCAAATAATGAGAATATGAGTAGTGTAAATTTCACCAAGTTTGTGACGCCAGTAAACCGAACCACAAGTTCATGCGGTGTATTATTTTACGATATACTTTCAACTATTATACCATCAATCGCGTTTTTAATAATGATTTCTGTATATTTTATGTATAAAAATACATTTCTTGGTTTATTTTTCATTATATCAAATATGTTGATAGGACTATATATCGCATATTTTTGGGATAGTTTATTAGAACAGAAAAACGAATATGAAGTATTCTATAGTACAATTGAAAAATATATGATTGATATTTTCAATAATATGGATAAAGTCATATATAGGGGTCAAGTTAATGAAGAGATAAATGATTTTTCAAATCAATGCGAGAGTATGAATAGTAAGGCAATAGATGTTTTGTATATAGTAGCTAATCATATTATGGTATTAACTATATTTGTATATCTAATAATGTTTGTTTGCATTGGATGGTTAATAAAAACCGTTATTAACAAAGAAATTAGTCCTACCATTTTTATAACATTCTTTACCATATTATTAATGTATAGAGACCGTATTTTGGATGTTATTAGTAATACTTCAGATTTTTTGGATTTTACTGGACGTATGTTACATATGTCTACCGCATTAGATAATATGATTTCAACTGATGGCGAAGTCCCAGCCAATATAATGAATATATTAAATACCAAATACGAGACCGTCATTTTACCATTTAAAACTATCCGCTTTGAAAATGTTAATTATTCGTATAAAAAAGATGCCGCACCCATATTTGAGAACAAAAACTTGACTATTCATACCGATAAAAATATCATCGGTATCACGGGACTTTCGGGTAAAGGAAAATCCACATTCGCCAAATTGATTTTGAAAATGTATAAATGCACGAGCGGTGCTATATATATTGATGAACATGATATAGCCAAGATTGATGCTAATTATATTCGGCAAAATATCACTTACGTGAATCAAAGTTCCAAGTTGTTTGATAAAAAAGTAGTTGAAAATATTATGTATGGTTGCAATGACGACGATGCATGTAAAGCTCATTTGGCGGAAATTATGCAACATCCCAAGATTCGCGAATTATACAAAAATATAGATATTCATACTACAGAATCGGGGCTTTTGGGCGAGAATTTGTCGGGTGGTCAACGTCAAGTCGCGAATATAATTAGCGGGTTAATTAATCCATGCAAGATTTTGATATTAGATGAACCTACGAATGCATTGGACCCGGCTCTCAAAACTGAAATCTTGGATATTATTTATAAATTCAAAATTCACAAACAATGTATTATGATAATCACACATGACCAAGATGTGCATACACTTTTTGATGAAACTATACATATGTAATCGTGTAATGTAAATAGTGTAATGTAAATAGTGTAATGTAAATAGTGTAATGTAAATAGTGTAATGTAAATAGTGTAGTGAACAAAATATTATTTGCGTATATCTATATAAAAATTTGAATAGTATAATATCTATACTATTCAACGAAAAATGTCGAAAACTCCGTATGAAATCTTGGGCTTATCTAAAGATGCGAATGAAGCCGAAATAAAAAAAGCTTATCGCAAATTATCGTTGGAATTTCATCCCGACCGCAATTCCAGTGATGACGCCAAATCACGTTTTCAAGAGATTAGTTCGGCATATGAAACTTTGAGTGACCCTGAATTGCGTCGCCAATATGATATGGGTGGGGGACAAGGACCAATGCAAGGATTTCCGCCCGGATTTCCTGGTGGCGGATTCCCCGGATTTCCGCCAGGATTCCCTGGCGGTCCATTTACTCATATGAGTAGTATGGATGAAGGAGCCGATATAGGCAATATATTCAATATGATGTTTGGTGGCGGTCTTGGAGGCATGCAAGGGGGTCCAGGCATGGGTCCAGGCATGGGTCCAGGCATGGGTCCAGGCATCCGAATTTTCCATAATGGTCAACAAATGTTTCAACAGATGCAAAAGCCACCACCGATTACAAAAACCATCCAAATAACATTGGAACAATGTTATAGTGGTTGTTCAATACCCATAGATATTGAACGATGGATTATGAATGGCGATATTAAATGTGCCGAATTAGAAACAATTTATATCGCAATTCCGGCAGGTATTGATGAAAATGAATATATAATGATGAAAGGTAAAGGCCATTCAGTTAATGCCGAATTAAAAGGAGATATTAAAATCGGTATTCAAATTACAAATACAACTCCATTTAAACGATTTGGTTTAGACATTGTTTATAGTAAAACAATATCATTGAAAGAATCATTGTGTGGATTTTCATTTGAGCTCAAACACTTGAGTGGGCAGGTGATGCAGTTAAATAATACTACCAATCATACTATTATTAAACCGGGATTCAAAAAGTCAATTCCAGCACTAGGTATGAAACGCGATAATAATCAAGGCTGCATGATTATAGATTTTAATGTAGAATTTCCCGAAAGTTTGACGCAAGAACAAATTGAAGGACTATCCGAGTTTTTGTAATGTCTGTTATTTTGTGACTACATATAGTCACAAAATATATAAATTGCAATAAATTTATGCACTGATACGTTTAGTCGGGATATTAACATCTACTAAATAAATCGAGTTTTCCGTCATAATAATATATTCGTTACCGACTTTGTATATTTTAGAAATAGGACTAGTATATTCCTCTTCACTTTTTACCAGTAATTTCTCTTGGTTTTCTTTCACGCCGATTAATACAGTTTTGTCTAAAGAACTGGTCCAATAATCCATCATGATAGGTTTATCTTCAACTATAGCCAATTTAGAAGCATGTTGAAGGGTGGTCGCATCAGGTAATCTATATCCATTATGGCTGGTTACTGGTTGACTTTGAGTTGACCCACCTTGGGCCGAGTTAGATATAGGGACAGGTGGAGGCACATTTGAATTTCCGACTTTGCTCATTATTAAAACGTAAATATAAAAATAGAAAATAATTTAAATTCGGTAATTAAACATATTCATTGTATTTTTCTAAATTCCTAAATCATCTCAAATTTGTCGCATAGATTTCTATAGAGGCATCTCCCATTAGTCCAAATAGTGATAATGTAGTATTTAGATTCTCATCATTTGCCGAGTCATCGTATATTGAACCCGTTGTTTGATTCGTTCTTAATATACTATTTGTTCCAACCTGTGCATAAATGAGACCAGTCGGCGGATAATGTATATCTGTAATATTGACTATAAGTAATCCAATTGCGTTCAATACAGTATTCATTGTATCATCTTGGCTAATTTGAACATAGAGACGATGAACCGGACCATCCGTATTATTTGCACTTTTGAACATTTTGACTAAACTTGTATCACCCGACCATTCGTAGAATTGAATGTATAGGTTTCCATTGAATGAATTATCTATTATGTTGTTACTACTATCTATCGTATTGCCGCTAAAATCCATGTATACATATACTGTATATCGTATATCGGTCAAAATGTCGCATATTGAATGTTATTCTAAAATCATTATCAAGTATTTTGAGCAAATCAATCAAAGTAATATTCCTAAAAAACTCATTGCTGAAAAAATAATCTATGTGGGACTCAATACTATCAGTCATATTTTCTCAATTTATTTGGAAAAAATGCGAAATTTAGATATCACATTTTTTTATTGTGATAAAGCCATCCATTATTATTTAGAATATATTGAACAGATATCAAATTTGCATATTAAACATGATTTAAATTACAATGATGCCGTTATTTTTGTATATAGTAAAACATTAGCTACCAATTTGAGCGAAGATACAAATAATTTGACTGTGAATTTATCAAATGATACAACTCCTATAAATTTACTAAATTCGTTGCACTATAGTAAAGATATATTACCAGAATATGATTTGCGTCCATTATTACATAATATATTTAAAATCACAAATTGTATTTTAAATTGGAATATTGTATTACCTTTATCCATAAGAATATCTATAATCAACACGCATTTGTATAATTACTCGCAAGTATTAAGTATTCAACCTAATTATATAAAAATAATAGAATTTATCAATGAAAAAATCGCAATGAATCCAGATATTTACCAAGAATGGTTAATTGAATTGTATAAAGGGATAAAACGTAATAAACGACATATATCCTGCGAAGAAATAGATGAAAAAATATTAAGTTGGTCTAATATAAATGAATTACCATCATTTACACAACAATATGAGGAATTGGGTTTGAATAAATTTTGTAAATTGGTATTGCGGTCATAAATTTCGTATTTGAACTATAACTTTACTTGACTACAGTGTTCATCATAATATTCGGCCGAAACTTCAATTACTCGCTTACGGATTTTGGTTTTCTTTATTTTGATATTAGGAACATCACTAGATACATGAATTTTGTGATATTCATCGGTCAGCATTTGTTTAATAAAATCATATATAAACACCAACACAGTTTCAGTGCAATTTCCCACTATCAAACAACTTCCTGTGCGAAAAATCATAAATGATACTTCCGTATATTTTTTATAATCATTTAATTGGCTCATTTTCATACTGCGGTCTTCATCACGAATTGTTCCATCCTGTAATAAACGATTTAATCCATATTCATGATTATAATAAAACTTGCATTTGACTCCCGGATAACTGCATGGGTCATACGCACTCTCAATCCCGTATTTTTTACTATGCAAAATCCCGTGCAACTTTTCCCGATTTATAAAATATCCGCAATTGAAATTAGAATTTATTAGCACATTGTCTTCACTATCATTTTTAAGGAAATCAAGAGGAGTCACGATATGCGGTTGTAATAATGCGATAATCATATTTTTCACAATATCCAAGATTTGGATATTTAGCACACCGGGAATCTCCAATTTTCCCGTATTGAAAATTTTGGTATGAATTTCTTTAAATCCATCTTCATATTTGAACCGGAAAATCATGGCGAAACAATTATAAAAGGCGTTTTTCACTTTGCCGCGACAATTCATAATATCTTTTTTGGAAATACCGACAGTAATCTTGCGTTCATCTTTGAACTTGATACGTCTTGCCGCCGGATTATTGATTTGTTTAATAATGGTTTCAATAAAATATGGTATATTTTCTAACCGTTTTCGGTATTCGTCATATTCTTCAGGGGTTTTTGATACGATTTTCATCTGCTTTTTCACAACTCCTTCTGATACTTTCCCATATTCCATGATAGGTATTTCCAGAATATTCGCTGGATATCTATTTCCTGATTCAAAAATAACACCTTTGTTTTAGTAGAAATATATAAGTCTTCGCATTTAGGCACATTTATATTGGGGTCAATCGCATCATCAATACAACTTGCATTTGTATTTATACCTTCATTTTTTTTATCCAATAATGCTTTAGCCATAGTTGCTTTTTTACTCTCTTGTGCTAAAATTTGACTTATATTTCCTGAATCCTGCATAGATAAATATTGGGCCCATTCATCATTAATTGAAGTCATTCGTGAGTGACGATATGTATAATTATATTTATTGTATATACTAATAACACCAGTCTAGTTCTTTATATTATTTTCAATTTTACAAAAATCCGGCAAATTATTTTCTCATACCATATATATATATACATCTATATCCACTAATGACTACCCGCGGACTAATGATTGTTCCAACCAAATATGAGAAAATTATCTTGCCCAAGAGTCAGTCAAAACCGATTGAGATATCATCGCCGAAAAAATCGTCAAATCCCGATTTGTTTGCTCTCAATTTACAACATTCAGCATTTGACCCGACTAATACGGCAGGCTCGCCGCCAAATATGTTTATGCAGAATTTGCAATCGCGGATGGATTCGTATTTTGACCAAAATACCCCAAATACATCTTCTTGGTAAATACACAAAAATAATTCAACATATATTCAACATTATTATCATTATTATGTAAAATACTGTGTGCGATATCCAAGATTTGGTATAATTCGTTTTTATTATTGTATGTGTCTTTATTTATCATTCGTCTTATGATATAATTAAAATATTGTATAATAATTGTCTTTTTATCTATATTATATTGAATACTTACATCATGCAAATATTGTACAAGCGTGATTTTGGAACAATTTGCATCTCGCATTTTAGTATCAATTATTTCCAATACATCAATACTCATAATATTGGTATTCCATTCGCCAGCACTCAAATTTTGGTTTAATTGTATATAATTTATCATGCTACGAATATCCGAATTATACATTTGTTGAATAGTATCTAAAACCGCATCTGTTAATATTAGATTCTCTTTTTGGGCGATTGTGCGGATAAATTGATAGATATCCGTTTTCGGCAATTGATTAAACCGCACGGTAATAAATTCGTTTTTCAAAGAATCGTCGATTTTACTAATATAATTGCATATTAAACAATATCGGACATTGTATGTAGATGTTTGCAATAAATATTTGAGTGCTTGTTGTGCATTTTTCGTCATATAATCCACTTCATCCAAGATTACAAATTTCAAGCCGGTTTCAAATAAATTCATCGTTTTTACGAATTGATTGATTTGATTGCGAATAATGTCTATTCCGCGTTCATCAGAAGCATTCAAATGAATAACGGAACATTTGTTTTTACGATTATATCGCACTTGGTGAGCATTGATTAAATTGATAATGGTCGTAGTTTTTCCTGTTCCGGGCGGACCGTAAAACAACAAATTGGGGAAATAGTTTTTTTCCAGGATATTTTTGAATAAATTGCGGTTTAATGGGTCTAATACAATATCATCAAATTGATTGGGACGATATTTCTCAACCCATGGAATCGTTTGATTTTTCGGGGGGTCTATTGTAGTCATATGTATATATGTATATTACTACTATGTTTATGTAATTTGGTGTAAAATTATATAAACATTTTTTTACGATATATTATAGATTTTTTCAAAATTTACAAAATTGAAATGACTTCATTTACCCAACATAATACGTATACTTTGGATACAACAAATTCTAATATGAGCATTCCCGGATTTCTTGAAATAGTTTTAGGCCCCATGTTTTCAGGTAAAACATCATTTTTGGTAGACGAATATAAAAAATATACATATATCGGAAAACGCGTATGTGTGATTAATTATTTCGCAGATACACGATATGATGTTGCTATGCTATCTACCCACGATAAAGTTATGATTCCGTGTATTATGAGTCAAAATATATCCGATTTATGGAATAATTGCGATAATATACATTATAATACATTGAGAACGGCTGAAGTCATTTTAATTAACGAAGGTCAATTCTTTGACGATATATTTGAATGCGTATTGAATATGGTTGAAGTCCATAATAAAAAGGTTTATATTTGCGGTCTAGATGGAGATTTTAAGCGGAACCGATTTGGTAAACTACTAGACTTGATACCCTTTAGTGACCAAGTAGTTAAACTCAATTCACTGTGTTCTATCTGTAGGGATGGAACAAAAGCCGCATTTTCGCATCGTATTAGCAATGAATCAAGTCAGGTGGTGATTGGTGGGTCGGATAGTTATGTCGCCCTATGTCGTCATTGCTATATACAATCTACATGTATAGACAAATAATAAATCAAAATGATATAAATATAAAAATGAAAATAGTATAAAATGCAACCCGCTGTTAAAAAAATATATAAACGAAAACCAAAAGTTGTAAAAGATGAATCTATACCTATGGAAATAGACAATTCCAAAAATACGAATATTCAATATATTATTGAAGAATATAATACACCGATAGATGAATCTATTGTAATAGATGAATCCAACGATGAGACTAAAGAAGAAATCAAAATAGCGGATACTACTAACAAAAAACGTGGACGAAAACCAAAGGGCGGAAAGCTGATTATGAAACACCCCGAGTCAGTATCAAAAAACGCCCAAATAGCCAATGTTATATTACATTTGAAATGTTCTATGAATGATTTGAATAATTATAATGTTCATATGAACCAACAAATGACTGACCCACTCGCATATAATCCATCAGTTCCCCCCGATATTATGATGTATAATGACCAGAATCCCATTTATTCTGTTTACGATAAAGAACCTATTAATCCAAATCAAATTTCATCATCCACATTAGATTATGCTTATCCAGATTTCAAAAAAAACGCGAATAATACAATCGGCAAAAATATTTGCGAATTATGTATAGATAAAATTCATAAAAATAACGAGAACGATGATACAAATATAGATATTAAGGATATTAACCAAAAATTGAAAAAGTTGAAAGTTAGTTTATATAAGAATGCGATGTCTGATAAAAAATCGGCATGTTTTTGGTGCACATATGAATACGATAATCCGGCATGTTATATTCCCAAGTATGAAATGGATGGGACTATTTTTGGGTATGGTTCATTTTGCCGACCCGAATGTGCTGTCGCATTTCTAATGAAAGAAACCCTGGATGATTCTACCAAATTTGAGAGATACCATTTATTAAACCAGATATATAGCAAAGTATACGATTATAAGAAAAATATTAAACCGGCACCCAATCCGTATTTTTTATTGGAGAAATATTACGGTAATTTGAGCATACAAGAATATCGTAGATTGTTGAAGAGTGAACATATGTTGTTAGTAATTGATAAGCCAATGACGCGAATTTTACCGGAATTGCATGAAGATACTGAAGATTTTATTTTGAATATTTATGGAAATCATAAGAATACGGCGGCAAATACGAGCGGGAGTGGGATTTATAAAGTAAAAAAACAAAGTGAAAAAATGCAAGGCCCGACTAAAACGAGCATTATACGCGATAAATTTGGACTTGCCCAATAATCATAAAATTGATTTATATTTATTTTGAAAATAATAAAGATAAATTACCCAGTATAATTAATACGAAATGACGTTATCTTATGCAACATATTCGCAATTCTACCATAAGGTTCAACTGTCTATAAATAAAATCCAGACAGAGATGCATAATTATGGTTTGCACTGTGAAAAGTTGGCGACGATTGACCAGCATCCGATAGTGGTAGAATTACGTGCGGAAAATCGCGGACTTCGTCGGGAAAATAAACAATTAATGCGATTATTGGCGAAACTTATTGATAATAGATTCGCGGATGTTTGTATTGAACCTAACCTTCATAATACCAGCGAGATTGTAGATAGTGATGTAAATATTATACCTATTGTAATAAAGAATAATATTGTATATGAATTAGACCGTGATGATGTATCGGATATTAACCTTCATAATACCAGCGATTCCTTGCGGAATCGCGATGGTATTACTTGTTTACGTGAGAGACCATGTATGGTCTCTCACGTAAATGAAGGCATGCCTAAAGCTACAAGAAAGGACACATGTGTCCTTTCTGGTAGCTTAACGGTTAATGGGGAAGTTCTTCTTCATGAACAAACGGAAGAAGCCGAAGAAGAAGAAGAGGATGAGACTGCACCGGCTAGTGAAGAGGAAGGGGGAGAGGCTGCACCTGCAAGTGAAGAGGAAGTGGAAGAGGCTTCACAAGCTAGTGAGGAGGAAGAGGAAGAGGAAGAGGCCACACAAGCTAGTGAGGAGGAAGAGGAAGAGGAAGAGGAAGATGCTGCACCGGCAGGTGAAGATGTAGAGGTTGAGGAAGAGGAAGAGGCCGCACAAGCTAGTGAGGAGGAAGAGGAAGAGGAAGATGCTGCACCGGCAGGTGAAGAGGAAGAGGAAGAGGAAGAGGAAGAGGAAGAGGCCGCACAAGCTAGTGAAGAGGAAGAGGAAGAGGAAGAGGAAGAGGCCGCACAAGCTAGTGAAGAGGAAGAGGAAGATGTAGAGGTTGAAGAAGAGGAAGAGGCTGCACCGGCTAGTGAAGAGGAAGAGGAAGATGTAGAGGTTGAAGAAGAGGAAGAGGCTGCACCGGCTAGTGAAGATGTAGATGTAGAAGAGAGTGAAGTATATGAGATAACTATTAATAAAAAGCAATATTACGTAACGAATGAGACAAATGGTATAATTTATGCCGTAGATAAAAACGGTGATGTTGGCGATGAAGTTGGAAATTACAAGAATAGTCAAGCAATTTTCAACAAAACTAAAAAATAATCAATAAATAATTTATCGCATTCGCCTAGTTTTGTTATATAATTTTGTATATTTACGTGGATTATACTTCTTACTACTATTCTTACCACTATTATAACCACCATGTTTTTTTTGTTCTATAGGAGGTGGAGCCGGCGATAAAATATCAGTTTTACTGGGAGCCTGGGGTTTTTTTAGTTCATTTGTGTTAGAATGTTTAAGTTCTTCGCCCATTGCTTTCTTTTTAGCATCGGGTCCATCTTTATCAATATCAAAAAATAATCGTTTTATATCTACTTCCAATTTTGAATTTTCTTTTGTATGTGCTAGTTTTTGAAACATTTCACCAATATATTCACCGTCAAAACTACATTTTATTTTATTTTTATTACCATCAGTCAATTCACCTTTTATCACATCAACATTCAAATAAATAGAATATTTGGGATTTTCTTTTGATACATTTTCAGTGGTATTAACACCAATATATAGTAGGTGGGTATTATCCGGGGTGGTATCTGTTGATATAGCCGAATTTACGTTATTTAATACTTTTGTAAATTCATTTGAAGTTCCTTGCGTATATTGATATAGTAAATCTTGCAATTCTTGATTAGATGATTCAATATTTGGTTTAATTAATTTACGGATTTCATCAACAAATTCAGTATACTTTTTAAATTCACTTTGAAATACCCGTTTCACATCATCTGCATCATCTTCAAAATTCAAATTAATAGTTATATTTCCTTGATTATCTTCTTCAAAATATTTTTCAGCAATTATTTGCATTATACGTATTTTTTCAGCACTTTCATATAATGGATTAATTATGGTTTCCAATTCTGTAGGCACACTTAAAATTCGGTTATTATATCGGTCAGTGTTTTGTTTTTTATACAAATCATATAATTGTCTTACGTTAGTTATAGTATCATCTATCTTAGCACTATCATCTATATCAGCACTATCATCTATATCAGGTAATATAGAGAGTTGGTAAACGGCTGGTGTTATTTGAGCATCATTGGTTACATTATATAATTTATATAAAGCCTTTATTACTTTTAATAATAATACATTTCGTGGAGTGGCTGGAGTGGTTGGAGTGGTTGGAGTGGCTGGAGTGGTTGGAGTGGTTGGAGTGGTTGG